GTATGTCTGTTATGCCAAACGGCGCTTCACCTACTTCTCAAGCTGGTTCATCATCTCCTATGAGACCGGCTGCTGCTTCATCAGTTTCCACTTCTGCAAGTGGATCGGTATCAATTGGTGATGCGGGCAACGCATCAAAATACGGGGAACAGTTCACGTCTGAATTCGAGAAGGGACTAAATAATAAAGTCATCTCAATGGAGCAATGGAAACAAGCTAATATCAAGCAACCATTTACTCAAATTCAGGCATCAACACCGCTTTATGGTGTGCAAACTGTCACTGGCTTTGCGGCAGGTCAAAACATGACACCAACTGGCACAGGTCAATTCTTAGATCAAAATGTTAGGCAGCCTTTCTTGAATGCTCGACAAGAGTCACCTACCTGGGGAGCTGGACTAATTGACGCATTTAACAGCGGCATGCGTTCCAAAGGAAGCGAAGTGACACAAGCAGCCAAGGACATGGCCAAGAAAGTGGAGCAAGCCTTCCGCGAAGAATTAGACATTCATTCTCCTTCACGCGTCATGATGAGTCTTGGAAAATTTGCATCGATCGGTGTCGTCAAAGGTCTTGATTCGGTTGACGTGAAGAAATTCGCAGAGAATCAAGCTGGTTCCTTAATCGCAGCATTTAGCGGAATGGGCGCATCTAATCTTAGTGTTCAACAATGGCTCATGGCTGCTTTAATGGCAACCGGCACATCTATGAGCTGGCTACCTGGTTTGATGACGATCGCGCAGAATGAGTCACGTGGGAACCCGAAAGCGATTAACCTATGGGATTCAAACGCCAAGAGAGGAACGCCGTCTAAAGGATTGATGCAGACCATTGATCCGACCTTTAATTCTAATAAGGCAAGCGGCATGAACGACATCTGGAACCCGATTCATAATGCTGCAGCTGCTATCAATTACATCAAAGGCAGATATGGAAGTGTCTATAATACGCCTGGATTGAGAAGTATCAGAAACGGTGGACCATATAAGGGCTACGCAAATGGTGGTCTAATAACGCAAGAACAAATTGCTAGAGTTGGTGAAGGAAACAAGCGTGAATGGATTATTCCTGAAGAGCGCGGCATACGTGGCCGCTACTTGTTGGCTCAAGCTGCACAGGCTTTAGGAATGGACGTATACGATCCGACCAATGCTGCATCATCTGAGCTTTCACAAGGTCAGGTGCAAACAGTAACAGCTGGCACAACGAATACACCGTCTGCTTCTGGTGGGTCAAAACAGATCATCATTAATTTTAATGGTGAGCAGCATTATCATAATGGCCAAGATGAAGATTCACTTGTTGAAAAGATCAAACAGATGTTGGTTGATGAATTAGAAAATGAAATCAACACAGGAACGAAGGGAGTCGTGATCGATGGCTAAATCAAAATATCAATTGTGGATTTCGCAAGGGAAGGACAAATTACGATTCCCTGTCCTTCCAGAGAAATTAGAACTCAATAACAACGTACAAAATGAATCTATCAAAGTATCGAAGTTTGGCGAGCTCACATTCTTGGATGTACCAGGGGCTCGCCAAATTTCATTTACAGCCTTTTTTCCCAAGAAGTATACACCGATTGCTGAATATAAAAGCATTCCATCACCAGAGAATGCGATTGCGAAAATAGAGCGATTTATGAAGTCAAAAAAGCCCGTACGCTTTATTGTCACAGGAACCAAAATCAATATGCAATGCAGCATAGAAAGCTTCAATCACAATGAAGGTACTTATGATGTGGGCGATCGTGAATTCACGCTGCAGCTGAAAGAATACAAAACCGCATCACCTAGAAAAATTAAACGGAAAGCCAAAAAGAGCAGCAAAAAACGCAGCTCAAAAGGCGCACCAAAGGTGTACACCGTTAAAAAGGGTGATACATTGTGGGACATTTCTGGCCGCTTCTATGGTGATAGTACAAAATGGCGCCGCATTTGGAATGCGAATAAAGCCGCGATGATCAAACGAAGTAGACGCAATATTAGACAACCGGGGCATTGGATTTTCCCTGGTCAAAAATTAAAAATACCACAATAGGGGGGCTGACATTGATTGAGCTTTTTGCCATCAGAAGCGGCACCATGTACGAGCTTGTGACAGAAAGTGTGACACTTCGGGGGCAAAGGTATCAGGCCCCCCGTTCAATACAAGCAACGATCGTTACAAAACAAGGAAGTCAAAAGTATTACAGCATCAAAGAGGGTGACACTGTTCTTTTCAAGTGGAAGGGAAAAGAGCTTTTCAGAGGAACAGTGTTTGCAAGAACGCCCAAAGATGAAAAGCTCACTTTTACTGCTTATGACATGCTTCAGTATTTGGTGAAGAACCAGGATGTCTATGTCTTTGCAAACAAGCGGGCTGATCAAATAATGAAGCGACTTGGTCAAGATTTTCAGATCCCGATGACGTCGATCACCAACACCGGCCATGTCATTAAATCACTTGTATTCAAAAACGATACAAGCCTATATGACATCATCTTGCAGGCTCTCAGGGAAACAAAAAAGCAAACAGGACGTAACTATCAAATCTATTCTGCTAAAGGAAAGATGGGGCTTAGAGCATGGCCTGATCCGTCCGAGGTATGGGTAATTGAATCAGGCGTGAATCTCATTGATTATCAGTACAGCACCTCGATTGAGGAAACGGCCACACGTGTGAAGATGAGAGCAACACACGTGGATAAAATTAAGGTGCTGAAGAAGGAAAAAAAGAAATCTAAGACTACTGACAAAGATAAGAAAACGACCAAACCAGCAAAGCCAAAGAAGCCAAAGATGGTCACGCAAAAGAAAGAAATTGAAATGCTGGCTGTGGCGAAAGATAGTGCTGCAAGAAGAAAATATGGAATTCTTCAGCACGTTGAAAGAGTGTCAGGGGAGATCAACCGAGCACAGCTGCAAAAGAGGGCAGATGTCCGACTGGCGCAAAAGAAAGGTGTGAAAAAAGAACTGAAAAGCATTCAAGCTCTAGGTATTCCTGGATTACAAAGCGGCATGCCAGTACGCATCATCATTACGGATATCGGCATCAAAAAAACGTACTGGATCGATCAAGACAGTCATGAATTTAAAGGAACCAAACACACCATGACGATCGATGTCGTTGAAAAGAATACAATCCCAACGGGGAATCAGTCATGAAACTAAGTGATGCAATTAAGAGATTGGCCGTCAATGCTGTTGATGCACAATCACCAATGGAATTGATACTCGGTGATGTTGTGTCCGTTTCCCCTCTTAATGTCAGGCTGAATGAAAATGACAAACTCATCATTCCGGAAGATCTGCTTATGTGGCCAACTCGATTGGACGAAGATGAAGATGATGCACTCGAAGAAGGCGATAGTGTCATGGTCCTTGCGATGACAGGGGGCCAGATATTTTACATCTTAGATAAAGTAGTAGGAGGTGGTTCATGATGGCACTCTCTCCAGAAGAGGAAATTGAAGATTTTGAGGAAGATGAAGAGGATATTGTTGAACCTTCGACCACCTACCGTATCGACTTCGAGTCAGGACGTCTAACCAATGAAAAGATCAATGGTCTTGATGCCATTCGCCAATTCGTCTATATGGCCTTAAGAACGGAACGATATTCGCATGCTGTTTATAGCCATGACGTAGGATGCGAAGTGCAGGAAGCTGTGTCTGATGAAGAATCAACGGACGAATACAAGGAGATGGAAATCCCGCGGCTCATTGAAGAAGCTCTTTTAGTAGATGAAAGAATTGAAAGTGTGCAAGATTTTGAGATCACAAAAGAAGGGGCAACCTTTAAAGTGCTCTTTAACGTGGTGACAGATGAAGGGACCTTGGAGATTGAGGAGGTGATCGGAGATGTTTGAGGAACAATCGTATGAAGCCATCATGGAACGCATGTTGGAACGTATACCGGATGATATTGATAAACGTGAAAACAGCGTGATATGGAATGCGTTGGCTCCTGCAGCTGCGGAACTTGCTCAATCTTATATATGGCTAGATCAGGTATTCGATCTTGTCTTTGCGGATACAGCGCAGGGGGAATTTTTAGATAGACGAGCTGCTGAAGTGGGGATCACTCGTAAAGCGGCCACAAGTGCTGTGTGGTCCGTTGAAGTCTCGCCTGAAGGTATCAGAATACCAATTGGTTCAAGGTTCTACATTGACAGTCTATATTTTCAATATCAATCTGACGGCACGCTGAAGTGTGAAACGACTGGTGCTGTAGGTAATGGGAATTTTGCAGAGCTGCCACTCCTATCGCTCGATAACATACCAGGATTAGAGTCTGTCATCTTTGAAGAATTGAAGATACCAGGTCAAGAGGAAGAAGACGATGAAGCTCTGTATGAACGATACTTAATGAGAGCAAGACGTGAAGCTGTCAGTGCCAACAAAGCTCACTATAAAAAGTGGGCTGAAGAAGTTGAAGGAGTTGGCAGGGCGAAGGTCTTCCCGCTTTGGAACGGGGAAGGCACAGTAAAAGTTGTCATCACAGATGGGAATTTTGATGTTGCGACGGATCTGCTCGTCAATAAGGTTCAAGAATACATTGATCCGGTTCCAGGGGAAGGGGAAGGCCAAGCACCAATTGGGGCTACTGCCACCGTCGAAAGCGCCAAGTGGAAAGATGTTGAGGTGTCCGTATCGGTGGAGCTTAAAATGGATTACTCCATTGAAGATGCACAAGAGGAGATTGAAGAGAAGGTCAAAGCGCTTCTAAAATCACTTGCCTTTGAAGAAAATGTGATCAGAATGTCAGCGATCAATGACATTTTGTATCATGCGGATAGTGTCTCTGATTATGCGGATGTATTGATCAACGGTGAGGCAAAAAACTTACCGCTTCAGGACATTGAAATTCCGCGTCTAGGGCAGGTGAACGTCATTGAGCAAGCTTGATGAAATGAAAGCTTACCTTCCTGCTTATCTCACAGAGATAAAAGATTTTGATGAGCTCATGAAATCCGAAGCCCCTGAGATGGAAAGGCTAGATGATTCTATTTTTGATATGACTGATCAACTGTTTCCGCTCACTGCCACGTGGGGGCTGAATCGATGGGAAAGAATGTTGAAGGT